GTACGATAATAATTCTAGCACATCCTTATTGCAACTCTTTTCAAATGAGTCGCATTGTAGGAAAACAGCTACTGTCAGCGGTGAAGATTCGACTCATTATGAAACATCAGGCTTTCGCAAGCTTGATTATCTATTGAAGCGCTTCTTATCCGCTGGTCCAGCATCTGCACTGTGGGAAGCAATTCCTTACAGTTTTGTGTTAGACTGGTTCGTAGACTCCTCCTCCATCATCGACAATATTGATAACACCCTTACGGGTGGTTTCAAGAAGGCACTTGATGGTTGCATCTCCACTAAAGCTGAAATAGCTGCTACGGTTAGGGTTTATATACCCAATAGCCCTAGCTACTATGACAGCCGCCATGGAGCGGAGTATGGCCGAAGTGATATAACGTTATACCACCGTGTACCTGTCGCACCATCCTTTTGGGTGGGCGGTTCAGGTAGGTTTGGAAAGAAACAAGGCTCGCTTTTAGCAGCCTTGCTCCACCAGCGTGTGGCGAACCTCAGATGATAGTACGTTAGTACAGTCAAACAGGGGTCCTTGACCCTATTATATAACATGACATCTAATCCAGTCCTAGTCGGTATTGGAACTTACAACAGCGTCTTCTCAGACAAAGTTGCGGGTTCCGAGCGTCGCAAGTCAGGCACTGCGCCTGGCCTTCCGGTAGTGCTCTCCATCAAACATTCACCATATGTGGATTCCAAGACGAAAGTCAAAGGAACCCGCTCTGTGGTGCGGTTTGATGAAAATATCGTCATCGATGCGGTCGGCACTGTTGCCCCCGTATCAGCATACGTGGTGATGGCGATTCCAGAAGGATCCGTCGATTTGACTGCCGCTGTTCAGCGTGCAATTAAGTCGTTGGTTCTCCTTCTGGCGTCGGACACCGCTGCGACAGATCAGCTGGGCCTCGGCACAGCTATTTTCGTGAATAAGGAGCAGTAAAACGCTCCTAACCCATGAAAGTTGTTGCAGTTATCCTGTTGTTTGATATCCTTGCGGTTCTTGCTCTCATCTGGCTCGTTGGTTGTGCTTCTCCAGCACTTCCTTCGAACTTCGATGCTAGCTTGCGCCTCAAGGTTGATACCAACAGTCCACAGCCTAATCCTCTTCCAGTCCCTTCGGGGACATTGAAGAGTTAAGGGCCACGATTAATCATCGTGTCACTACGAAGTAGATCAGGTATGAGGAATAATCCTATGAGCATGTTAATTGATACATATCAATGCCTGCTAGCCGACATATGTGAGTTAACGAGGATCCACTTGGATGCCCCTGTTGACTTATGTATGAGTTGGGTCCTTATAGAAGGTCCTAAGCTAGATAAGCAGTTGTTGCAGTACATTGAGCACGGAGAGACAGAACGTCCCTCCTTCCCTGAGTGGTTAAATCCACTCTTTGAGGCCTTCGTCCTACATCAGGACCCAGGTGTGTTGCGTGCACTACGACAGTTGCTTGTGTTCTGCTATAAGGCCGAGCTCGAGCCAACTAGTGAACAACGAGAAGTTGCTACAGAGCAATTTCTTGAGACCGACCTAGCGATAGACGTTTGGGATCAACACTTTGAGGGTTATACCTTAAAGTTAGTTCCCAATAGTTTCTTGTTTAGGGAGGCCCGTCAACTAATCAGCCGTGTTATTCACAAGGCTGATTGGAGTGAGATAACTCCTTCACATGGCCCCGGTGCGGTTTTTCCGCCTCGGCTACCCCGTGAGAAGAGTCGTTTCACGTCAGTCTATACCTCCATTCAGCAAGTGTATCCTTACGATCAGTACTTCTGTGGTATCCCATCATTTTGGTGGGATGTCATGGTTGCTAATGATAATAAGATGCAGGAGTTGAACAGTATAGTTTGCAACCTTGTAATGGTCCCTAAAGACTCTCGCGGTCCACGCTTAATTTGCGTGCACCCGTGTGAGTCGATATGGATTCAACAAGGATTACGTCAGGTTCTTGAGTCTTCAATATCCAAAGATCCTCTAACTTCAAAGGCTATAAACCTAAGAAATCAGAGTATTAATGGACAAAAGGCTCTTGAATCCTCCTCGGACAGGCGTTTTGTGACGCTTGATCTAAAGGAGGCAAGCGATAGGATTAGTCTTAAGCTTGTGCAGTACCTTTTCGGTTCTGCATCTGCTTTCTTCGAATCATGTCGTGCCACTGATGTAGTGCTACCTGATGGACGTGTTCATCGCCTTAGAAAATTCGCTCCTATGGGGAATTGTTTAACGTTCCCCGTTCAGAGCTTAGTCTTCTGGGCAATTGTTCGAGCTAGCATACGAAGTCACTATGGTATTAACTGTAGTGAGATCTATGTCTTCGGAGATGATATCATCTATCCTTCAAAATACCATCTGGGAGCTCTGCTCGGATTGATCACTGCTGGGGTTATCCCCAACATGAACAAGACGTTCAGGCATGGATTCTTTAGAGAATCCTGTGGTGTCGAAGCCTTTAGAGGCGTCGATATCACCCCGTTTCGTATGAAGGTAGCTGGTCTCAAATCCTATTCAGACGCTGTTTCCCTATGTTCCCTAGCCAAACGGCTACGGATCGCGGGGTACCAGCGTTGTGCTTCGAGAATATACGCACGTGTACGTTGTGCCCTGGGATCGTTACATTTAAGTAACAACCCAGATACGCAAGGTATATATGAGTATGTTCTGAGTTCTCGGGAAGTATTTCTCTTCGAAGGAAGTATGCGATTCAATCGCGACCTCCAACGTTGGGAAACCCGGCACTCCCTGCTTTCCCCGTCGAAAGACAAAGGGAAATTTGATGATTGGTATCATCTGCAGGATTCACTGATCCGTCTGGGTACTTTATCCCCAGGCTTCTACAGTGATCGTGGCACCGAATACACGGTTCCGTACCGTGAACGGCTGACTAACGGATGGACTCAAGTTGTCCTGTGAAGGACTTCTTTTGTCAAGTAGTTTCCT